AGCCTTATCACGAAGTTCGGGAAGACCCTCACCATCCTCTCGAAGTCCACCGGGACGCTCGACTCCTCCGGCGGTCGCGTCGAGTCGTGGGGAACCTCGACCGGCGCGACCGGCTTCGTCCAGGTGCGATCAGTGACGGACGATATTGCTGGCGGGGCCGAGCGGTCCACCCGAAGGGCGACGATCTATTTCAGAGGCAAGCCCAACATAACCGTCGCGGACCGTATTTCCTACGACGGAACGACATGGGAAATATCGTCGGTTCGGGTTCCCCAAGAGCGTACAAACTCAGACGCTTTGTGTTTCACGATTGTGGAAGCTGCGGAGGTATTCGGATGAGAGCGAACGTGCGTGACAACTTCGACTCGGATCTGATTTCTAAAATTATTGTACAAGAAGTGACCCGCGCCTTGAACCTGACAGCTGAAGCAATAGCCGGTGGCGCGGCTGGTGCTCGGGCAATCGGTATCCGGAGCGTATTCAAGCACGATTCAAAGGGCACCGGCAAGCCGTCCCCGAAAGGAACTCCGCCAGGTGTAGATACCGGAACGCTCAGAAGGTCATTCAGAACGAAGCCAGCGAAGAAAATGGGGAAGACGCTAAGAGTTTCCGCAGGTACTGACGTGGACTATGCGATCAAGCACGAGTTCGGAATCCGAACCCCGAAGCGTCCATTCATGAAACAAGGGATAGATTCTGCCAAGCCGTATGTGAACCGGTTATTCGCGGCACTCGGTCCGAAGATAAAGGCCAGATGCAAGCGGGAAGCGGGGCCGATAAGGTGAGCGTGGACATAACTCGAGCTTTTTACACTGCTATTACAGCTGACACCGGCGGAGGAACAAATCCCGTCCGTAGTTCGGTAGGAGACCGGATATTCGCCCTTGAAGCTCCAGCGTCTTCCGCGCTCCCTCTTCTTGTGTTTAATGTGTCCGGCTCCACCGTTGCGAACTACTTCGGAGGCGAGTCGATGGTCCAGGCGAGCGTCGATGTATCGATCTTCGGTAAGACGGAGGGAGGAGTCGATGCCCTCGCTCTGATAGAGGCGCAGGTCTTCACCCTTTTACACGATGAAACCGTAACCGGCCTACCTAATCTCGACCGGGCCGTGATCCGGTCCAGTTCGAGGGGAACCCCGACCATCGAGGGTGAGTATCTTCGCGTAGATTCGACTTTCATAATCGAGGGGCTGGACTCCTCAGCCAACTCTTAGGAGATTACGAAAATGACCATGCTCATCGGATCCGACGGGTCCGCCACTTTCAGCGGAGACGGCTTTGGGGCCAAGCTCAACACGTTCTCGGCCACGCTGACCAGGACAACCCAGATCGTGACCGGCTTCGGTGACACCTCGCAGCGTCGCCGGGCTTCCGGCGTTTTGGACATCACTGGTTCGGCTGGTGGGACTCCGATCAAGGACGAAGCGAACGCATCGCCGCTCGGAATTACTGGTACCCTCGGCGGTGTCGGAGCGTCTTCTTCCGCTCTCGTCCTCAAGTTCGCAGGATCTGACGACTGCACCCTAGGTTTCGACGCTATCGTGAACTCAGTCGCTTTCGCAGTGACTCAGGATGGCGCGCAGACTGTAACGTTCAATTTCGAGATGGACGACGCGAACGGTCCTGACGTGGCTTGGGATGAATCGTGACGGTGACTCCTGCGACCCTCGCGGCGAATGGACTGATCCGACCATCCTCGAGGGTCTGGAGAGTTCGTCTCGTCTTCACTGACGGAGCGGAGCGGGTGGTCTGCATTTCGCCCGGTCGCATCGACGAACAAGAAGCGGTGAAGCGGGCCAAGCGTCACGCAGGGATTCTTGACTCCAGCATCCTTGACCGAGTAGAGGCGGAGAAGGTACAACGGGAAATCCAGGCTACGCCTTTCGGCGTGATTCAGAAATAAGGAGCCCCGATGCAACCGATCCCCGTCACCATCTCCGGAGAGACCATCCTCGTTCCCCGTCTGAAAGTACAGCAGATTATCGACCTTCAGGTTTTGCGACATGAGCGGGACCGTTTGGAACTCATTAAGGATCTTGAAGATTCCGGGGTTCCATCTGACGAACGTCTTGAACGTCTGAGAGAACACCGCAACCAGGCGGGGCTTGCCTCTGTAATCGTCCGATCAGCGTTTACGATTCAAGGAGCACACCAGATTATCCGGCTCGCCATGGATGGCGAGTTTCCGGACTCGTTTGGCGGCCTTGAGCCAACAGAAATATCTAAGATTGCACTGAAATGCATAGGACTAAATCTCGACGAATTCGAAGACGATGAAGACAAAGGCGAAGGTTGGGCCGAGGGAAAGGCATCTCCGACTACAGAAGAAGGTGGGTCCGTGACGGCTCTTTGATCCTCCGAAATTTTCAAGGCATCGGGAACCCTCTACAACTCCCGATCGACGAATTTAACGAGTATCTCGCTTTGATACTCGACCAGCAGCAGGAGCACACCGCGCCGGGTGGAACCGCTCCAGGAAATCACCGCTCTTATGTGGACGAGCAGATGAGGCGGATACATGGCATCTGAATTCAACCTCGAGGTTGCGATAAATGCGAAGATGGACAAGTTCGAATCGGATATGCGTCGCGCCGAGCAAGCGGTGGATAAATCGACGCAATCGATGGAGAACAACATCAAATCCACTGGCGATGCGTTTGACGGAGCCGCTGAATCGAGCGAAGGTTTCGCGGATAAAGCCGTCAAAGTTCTAGCGGTGATGGGTGCTGTCGAAGGTGGAATAAAGGTACTGAATGCAGGACTTGAAGGTATGAAAGCTGCAATGGCAGCAGCAGAAGGTGATACCGAAGCCCTGAACACAGCTCTTACGTCAATGTCGGACTTGGCAAAATCTCTGCCGTTTGGACTTGGGGCGATTGCCTCGGCTATCGAAGGGCTGGCGGATTCAATGATGGGGGTGACCGAAGCAGAAAAGGAAGCACTGGAATCGCAGAATCGCCTTGCCGCTGCTCAACGTACTTTGAAAGCTGCCGAGAAGTTTAACCAGACCCTCGAAGACGGGAACTCCGATCTTCGTGACAGGCTTGCTCTACTGCACGCAGAAGACGAATTCGCCAGGAGGCACAATGCTCTCACAATTGAGCGATTCAAAATGGAAAGAGAACTCGAAAAGCTTATGTCGGATGCTTCTGAAGCAGTAGGACGCAGGCGCGTTTTGCGACAGAGTGAAATCGAAGAGCGTATGCGGTTAATTGACGAAATAATTGACAAAGAAAAAGAACTCAACATGATAGCCGGTGACAAAGCGAGAGCAGAAGCAGAAGCCAAACAAGAGCAAGAACGACAGCTGAAAATAAAAGAAGCCCAGGCGAAACTAGAAAAAGAGAGATTGCAAAGAGAAAAAGAGCTCGAAAAGTTACAAGAGAGAAGACAGCGCGCAGAAGACGAACTAGCGAAAGCAAGACAAGAAGCGGAGAGGTCCGTACAGGGTGCAACCGCATCTTTTTCAACTGCTGGCGGGTCGTTTACAACTGCTGTTTCCGCCCAAGTAAACGAAGCTAAAATCCTCCGATCAATCAGCCAGCAGTCCCGTGATTTCTTGCAGCAAATAGTCGATAACACGTCGCGCATGATCGGTGGATCAATTGGAGGTTTCGCGTAATGCCTGAAATAATTGAAAAGCTGGAATCAAGAGCGATTCAGTCTTCAGGCGGACGGGGAACGGGTAGCCGAAAGTTTTTCGCGTCTGGATACAGCAACCCAAAACAAATACTAGAAACGTTCGGATCAAGTGTAGGTACTCTGAAAGTACCCGATAAGGGACAGCCATACCCCGACCTGCCTGGTCTGATCGCCAAAGATTTCAGCATAACCCCGGTACAAGGGCAAAGTGACGTTTACGAGATTGACTGGCAATATGAGATGATGTCGGTCGAATTTCTGGCACCTCCAGAAATAGAGCCACCTAGCACGCTGCCGAATGAAGTCGATTACGTTGAGTTTTCAATGGAGATCCGTACGGAGTTCCAGCTTGCCTGGCGGAGCAACCCTAACAGCCCCTCTCTTGGCGAACCTGATCCGGATGACGATATAGGCGGAACCCCGATAGACGCTGGGGGCAACCCAACCAGCATCATGAGAAGGCGTCAGGAATTAGTTGTAACCGAAACAGTGAACTCCGTAGATTTTGCTACCATTTCAAATTTCACTTTCAAGCGAAACAATGCGACCTTTTTGGGAACGGGTAAAGGTTCTACTCTTTACCGGGGAGCAAGTGTCCGGCGCACAGGCGTACAAGTTTTCATTATCGCGCATTCATTCGTTCACGATCAATTTTTCCATATGGAACAACAGCCTTTGATCGATCAGAACGGCGTCGCTGTAGACAAGAACAACGACGGACACGCAGATGAGGTATATTTCGTGCAACCGTTCCCAGATCTTGCAGACTTCAACGCACTCAGCCGAAACTTTTAGGATCAGAATATGGCAGACGAAATCACGATGTCGGGCAGCTTGACGATTTCCGCGACTAACTTCCGCGAACAGTTCAACCCCGGAACGATCAGTATCGACCTAGCATCGAACAAGGGCGACGGCGGT